CATTCCATTGCACTTTGATCAATTTTATTAAATCCATCAAATGATTCTGGACATTCATCAATATGAATAATATCTGGGTTTATTTCTAAAATCTTTGCTTTTAATCTTTCACCTCGCTCAGTGATGTCTATTGAATTTAAAAATCCTAATGAATGAAATCTAGCACCTAATTTTTCTATAAGTTGATCTCGTTGTACATTGTAAATATCACTATATTGAGTATACTCTACTAAGTGGATTTCAAAGTCTTTTACATCTAACATAGCTTCAACTCTCTTTAAGACAAATTGAGGCATGCCTCCTGTACTTAAATGTGGTGCTAGGAATAGTAATTTAGTTTTGTTTGTCATTTCTTTGGTGTTAGGTTTCATATAGACATGGTCTACTAATAAGTCATTATACAAATCTATAACTGCATCGAATGTTTTATCCACTGTAGGATGACACTCGAATGTTGGTTTATATTCTAAGCAATGCAACTGTGGAGGAATAGCTTGAATAGTTCCATGTTCAATAATATTGTATTTCATATTACTAGAACAGAAAATATCGCAACTTCCACCAATATATTTGTATTTATAATCTTGTGAACCCTTTCTATAAGGTGCTCTTAATTTTGGATCTATTGAACTACCCAATTGAATAATATTTACATCAGTAGTTCCTGCAATGTGCAATAAACCAGAATCCATAGTAACTATAGCTCTAGCTTTATGATTCATCATCCATCTTAATTCAGCTGGATCATTTGTTGGATCATTAAGTAAGTTAACTCCGAGTTTTATATTCAAATTCATTACTGGTTTGTCTACTGAGAATGTACCAACTTCATGAGAATCTCGACCAACTGCAACTACTGGAATACCTCTATCGTTTAATCTATCAACAAGTTCTTGCCACTTATCTTGATCCCATGTTCTACTTGCCCAAGTATAAGTTGGGTGTATTATAACATAGTTTTCAAATCCAAGATTTCTTTCACGTTCAATATACAAATCCATTTCCATTTCATCTTGAGTTAAACTAAACCCTAATGAAACTGCATGAAATTGTCTAATATCCATATTAGACGATCTAAATTCTACTTGTTCACCTCTTAAATCATATGCTTTACCAACAATTGGCATAAACGTACGATAAACCTTTATATTAGGGTCATATCTAAGAGGGTCATCCAACTTTAGTGCTTTCGACACTAGTGGATGACCCTCGAATAAGAAAGGTTTACTAGAAAATACTATAAGCTGTGACTCACACGCTTTAGCTAACTTCCTAAGTGTAGGAATTGCTGCTATCGTGTCACCTAATGCAGGCGTATCTATACATATCGCAACTTGTTTTGACATGTATTAGTATGATTCATAGGATTTCTCTTCTACGAATAAAGATCCTGTTAACAAATTGATTTTTTTCTTGACATCAGATCTATCATCATTTGTGTAATACACAGATCTTGCCAATTCAATGAAGTCTTCGCCAAATGATTCTTTGCGTTCACATTCACGAATCATATCTTCAATATTCCAAAGGGTTTTATTTACATTAAATAAATCTTCGTGTAATACTGTTAATTCACGATAGTCATCAACTTCATTATAGATGTGATCTACGACAGATGAAAGTGAATCATACTCTTTTTGAATATTTGCTAATTTTTCAGGATCAGAAATCTCTTTAAGTTTGATTTCTAAAATAGTTAACTTGTCAATAATTTCTCCGTTTGATACCTCGATTTTCATTATTTCGCTTTTTTATCACTGAATGGTTTTGTTAATAATTCTGCTGCGGCTGCAACAAATACTGAATCTCGTACACTTAATACTCCTGCGCCTTGAGCTGCATTAGCTGCCTGAATTAAAATATTAAGAGCTTGTACATTGGTCATAGTTTTCACTTCTTCGAAAGGTGAAACTTGTGGTTTTTCTTGTGTTGTTTGTTCTGACATTTTTAAATAGTTTAATACTTATACCAAATTTATACTAATAGTTTATATTGAGGATTAATTATAAACTCAATAGCATTGTAATTAATTCTTGTTGTGGAAATACATCTGATTTATCCTTTCTAACTTGACCATGCGTTAATACGCCTTTGATCTTTCCTAGATTTGCATCTTCGCTATATTCAAAAGCATTAGAACTAGTTAATTTTTGAACTACTCCTGATTTTAAATCAATATCATGTTTATCTGATAATAATAACAATAATGCTTTAGTAGCTTTGATTTGTTCTGGTGAATATTTATGGTAATATTTAAAACCTCTGTATTCAGAATCTAATCTTGCGACTTGTGATTCATGAACTTGAGCACCGTACCATGTGTAATATTTACCATCCTTTTCTGTTAAACATCCTGCAGAACAGATTTCTATACTAATAGAACCCTTATGCATTTTTGAAGATTTGACAGCACCTAAATGATAACCCCAATATTCATCTTTGATGGCTTGTAAAATTTTACCATCCCATTCAGATTCTTTTTCTGTCAGTGTATTAATATTTGCAGTTGAAGGAATTCCACCAATAACATAATGTGTTCCTATTCTACCACGTTGGTCCTTAGCCCATTGGTCAATTGTATCTTTTGGATTATGTCTACCAGCAGTGTGATGTAAAAATATCCATTCTTTATGTGTTACTTCTTTGATATATTCGTTATCTGGTAAAAGATGTTGTTGAATCCATGTTGCACCAGTAGTAGCATCAGTATCGGCATCTAATTCTAGTGGATTATAATTTAAAGCTTTCCATGTTAATGGACCCACTGTACCATCTGATTTTAAACCATTTGCTTTTTGGAATTTAATAACGGCAAGTCTAGTTTCATTTCCAAATTCACCGTCTATTTTTAGATCCAAAAGTTCTTGAAGTATTCCTACCAAGTTTCCAGTTTGACCTAATTTTAAAACGTATTTACTTTGCATAACTGTTCTGTTTTTTTATGAAATTTATCTATTAATTTATATATTTCCTTTTTACTCGAACATACATGTCTAAAAGAAAAGACTTCCTTGACATTCTCTTTCAATATTATCTTATAAGAAATTGAAAATAGTGGTCTTTGTTTATACTTATCGATCATCGATTTAACAACACCGATTTGTTGTTTTGCTTTACCACAGTATCCATGTTGGACACTAATATATGCACTTACGTCATATAATGGATGATCTTCTAATGAAAGGAAATAGTGCATAGACTTCAATTCATTCGCTATTAAATATAACGAATGAATTGTGTTGTGATGCTCATTAATGACTTTGAGAAAAGTTTCTTTCTCTAAGGGCTTTGAAATATAAAGATCTTCAATATTGATCTTAAGTCTATTTGTTAGCATTTTTATTTTTTATAAAAGCTTCCATGTCTTCTTTAGCTTTTTTAGCCATGGCTTCATTCCAAAGTTGGTCTTCACTTTTAGGTTGATCTTCATTTGTTGGTAAATGCGGTGTAGACATTTTTTGTACTATTGAACCTACTGATGTTGGATTTATATTTGCATTCTCATCATCAATTTCTAATTCAAGTATGTCTAACATATTTTCTTTTTCTGGTTTTGACTCAATTTGACCCATTGTTAAACCATCAAATTCATCATTCGGTCCATTTGTACCTATTGGTCCTTCCCACCATGGTTTTTCTTGTTCTGAAGTTCCATCAATAATTTCTTGAATTTCATCAGGTGTCATATCTTCAACCATATCATTCATAACTAAATCAAATGCATGATCTTCGTCTTCTAATCCATCCATTAATGTTTGATCCCAAATCTCGTCATATAAACCAAGTTCTTCATCATTTTTCATCATCTCGGCAAGAGTTTCTCTTCTATGCTCTTTAGTAAGTTGTGTTGGATCTTCAATATCTTCAAAATATTCTTTAGAAGGTTCTTTATCAAATCCGTGAGGCATTTCCATATTTTCGCCCAATATACCATCAGTTAATGTTTCTTGTTCATCTTCTTCTGGTTTGATATAATCAATTAATGATTTAATAAATCCTAATGCAATAAGAGGTAAAATAGCACCTGAAACAAACGCAAGAATTCTTTTTTGGTAAATAGCATCTTCTTCTATTAAATTGAATAATTGAGACCATGTTTCGTAATTACTAATATTTTTAAATGCGTAATACATATTTCCTTGCATTTGCATTAAAGTTATGGTAATAAAGAGAGCCCAAACCAATGTCTTATTCATTTTTTTCAAAATAACTAAAGATGCTAATGATGCCGCTGCTCCAATCTCAAATCCAATTGCAAGAGTTACCGCTAACCAATATGGATTCGATAATTCAAAGAAGTCTATTACGTGAATTGTTGAAATTACTGACACTAACGCATACAGAGTTACAAATGTGCCTATTACAAAGTTTCTTACTAATTTATCTTTCATAATTTTTGTTTTTATTTGTCCCATTTACTCAATGGACATATCGAATGTGGTGATAATGATTTTGCAGATATATTACATCCGCATCCTTTTACTATTTCGCCTGTTGCATTATTTTTCATAGCTTTCCTTGGATCACATGAATTACCAGTTCTCATATAACATGAATTACAGTGTATTAAACGTGCACGACTAATCTCTTTAGTCTCTTCATCTAGTAAACCGAATACATCTTTAAACCTATTACCCCATCCAGAAAGTATTTGACTAATTTGAGACGTTTCCTCTCTTGGTGTCTCAATACTAGCCGGAGGTGGCGTAATGTTTATCTTGTTAAGATCCTCGTTGAAATTTTGTGTTTTATCTTCGGATGCCATAATTATTATTTGCTAAGTTTTTCTATTTCTTTTTCAATTACATTTTGACGTTGAACATCTAACATTTTACGATCAGTTGCTTGGATCATTCTTTTTTCAACTTTTAAACCTTCAATTTGCAATTGCTTTGCTGTTGGTAAAGTATTGATAATTTCTTGATTTGCCTTAGCTTCTTTTTTTAATTTGCTGACTTCAGAATCAATACTACATGATTTCATGTAAGTTAACAATAATAACACTAATACAATCTTTGTACCGTGATTTTCTAGGAATTGATTAAATTTGTTCATGATTTTATGTTTTATTTATATATTTGTTTTATTTATTGTGTCAATTTTTTCGATTGTCAGTGCCTTTAAGAATTCAATGAATAGTTTAATACAAGCTTCAACATCATCTTTATGTGCCATTTCAACTGTGGTATGCATATATTTGAGTGGAGTTGCCAAGATTGCAGTTGGTGTGTTTTCCATAAAGAAAGCCATGGTATCGTTACCCATTGAACCTACTGTTAATTGAACTGGAATCTCGTTTGTTTTTGCAACCTCTCTTAACATTTTATTAATGTCTCTGTGATTTTGTGCAGTGTATTCTAAACAAGGACCTTCTCCACCTTTATTATCTCCATCTTTTGCTTTGTCAATTTTAGGTGTATTAGTATTGTGACATACATCGTGTACTAATGCAAGATCTGCTTTTAATTCTTTAGCAATTTTCTTTGCACCATGTAATCCAACTTCTTCTTGTACTGAATTGACTACATATAAATCATAAGGTAGTTTAATACTATTCTCTTTAATAGTTCTTAGTGCTTCTGCGATAATGTAACCACCAATCTTATTATCTAATGATCTTCCAACATAATAGTCCCCAATTTCTTCTAATTGTGTATCAAACGTAATTAGATTTCCAATCTCAATACCTGCTTCAATTACTGCTTCTTTGTCAGCTAATCCACAATCAACCCATAATTCATGTTGCTCATAACCCATTTCGGTGTATGAATCTCTAGTGTGAATTGCCGGCCAACCAAAAAGACCTCTAACTTTCTTACCATCATGTGTATGAATCATTACAGTTTTAGAAGGTGCAATCATGTTATCTGAACCACCATGTCTTTTAACTCTAATCATTCCAGTTTTTTCAATATTGGTAATGATCCATGCTATTTCATCACAATGTGCTTCAATAACTACTTTATATGGTACACCCAATCTATGTGCTAATGACGGTTGTGATCCTTTTAGTACACCATATGTGGTTCCATATGCATCTTGTTTTAAAGTATCAGCATATGGTCTAATGTAATCTGTCCATATTTGTTGTCCTTCGCTTTCTTGTCCTACTGGACTATACGCATTTAAATAATTGTATAAGAATTTTTTGTTTGCTTTCATATATTAAATTTTTCTTTAAACATTTTTCTTCTTCTCATGAATTCTTTTGAATAGAATTCTAAATCTTTTTGTGTTAATGAGAAACATTGTGGTAAATTATCCTCTTCGTTAGCGATCCAAATTTCTGCTCCATCTGCTTTAATACCAGTTCTATCCCAATATGCAATAAAATAAGCACCTGTTTGAATGAAATAATCTTGGATCCAATGTTCTTGTTTTGGTTTACGTGAATTTTTGTAGTCAATGATCTTAATCAAATTATCTGTCATTTCAGATATGTTATCTACTGTACCTGCCCAACCTCCGGCTTTTGTAGTCCATAAGAATGTTTCAGCTTCTAATACTTTTTTAATTCTGTCAAAATAATCTGAACTATTAAAGTAGAATTTGTAAAAGAATTTCCAAGCTTCTGCTAAGTACAATGCTCCGTTCTCATCATCACTGAATTGGTTACACTCATCATCTTCTTTTGCCAAATCTTTAAGAATAATAAGCCTTTCGTTAGCTTCGCCAGAAGTGCCCTTATATAGCTCTATAAGTCTGTGCATAATAGTACCTCTATTCATAGATAGCGTTGAAATTCGATCAGCTTCTGCTTCACCAACTTTTTGACGCCATTTGTCCAATCCAGATTGATCTTTAGTTTGACCTAAAACTGTAGTAACAGATGGTAATTTAGCTATTACTGTATCACCTTCGGTAACTTGATAAAATCTTAGACCATCTTCATGAACTCGTACTATTTTATACTGATCCAAACTATTGTAAGATTACGTGTGTAAATTTATCCCATAATGCAACCCAAAGATCTAGATTAACAAAGATAAATTTATAAATAAGGAATAATATTAGTCCTACAAATGCAGATTTTAAAATATTACCAAGAATAGGCAATATTGCAAGCTCATCAAAAACTGGCCATAATATAACCAAGTATGATGCTGATTGTGGTAGTTTTTGAATCTGTGGATATACCATATCTGCTAAACCAATTTGTAACATATAGTTACCATACGTTGAAATCTTATTAAGAACATAAGCTTGTTGAATTTCACCTGAAGCACCTTGTACTTCTTCTGGTAAATTAACTACGCCATAAATTCTTCCTAACCAGTCAACTCTCAATTGAAAATCTTTATTTAATTGATCTTTATATTGATTTGCAGTTCTACGAAAGATCCACCATATTCTGACATCTTTGGAGAGTTCTCGCCAAAAACTAAATGTACTTAAAAATGATTTCCACATATTAATTGATTTTAGTAAATTCTTTTAATTGGTCCATGCTTTTTGTACCTATGGTTCTGTCAATCAATTGACCATCTTCCATATACAATAATGCTGGTATTGATCTAATGCCATATTCTGCTGATAAATCTTGATGTTTATCAACGTTTACTTTAACTACTTTCACGTCAGTAATTTCAGTTTCATATTTCTCTAAAGTCTTACCTAAGACTCTACATGGTCCACACCAATCTGCGTAAAAATCTACAAGTACTCTGCCTGTTTTAATTTGTTCTTTAATTTCCATATTTTAATATTGTAATGTCCATTCTGTTAATAATTCATTGTCTGTTAATCTAATAAATGTGTCCAATGACATATTAATAGCAACCTGACCTTCTATTGTTAATACCTTAGTGTATTCTACTGAATCTTCAAAAGCTTGCTCAGCATCGCCTTGATATTTTTCAGAGCTAATTTTAATAAGGTTCTCAATAGCTTCTTCTTGTATCCAAATTTGTATATTCATAACTAATGTTTAGTTTTATATGAGGTAATATTGAAATGTTTCAAAAGATTAGAATATTCGTTTATTTTGTATTTTGTAAAAAGTGTCAGCATCCATAGATAAAAATTCTTTATAGTGCAAATGATGAATAAATTTACCAGATTCATCAAACTTCAATATCTTTTGAATGATCTTACTTGAATGTGGATTTCCTCTGTCATCAATTTTATATAGATAATTTTCTGTAAGAGGTTGTTTTCTTTCATCATATTTTAAATCAGTTTCCTGTGTTATGTCACCTACTTGTTTTTTGATGTAACTTACTTTTACAAGTACTGCACCTTCCAATGGTCTTCTTTGATATTCATATTCTGATTCATCTATTCCTTTATTGTGTTCTATTAATTCAGATTTAGTTGGAAATTTAAAAGAATTTTCTATTTTGTCAAACAATGAAAGATCTACTAATATGTGATGTTTATTTAGAGCTGCATCATTTAATGTATTTAGATCCTGTTCGATTACATTCCAATCCACTGATTCGTTCCAATCATGTATTAATATTAAATCAACGTCCCATGTATTAAAATCCCATAAACATCCACCAGTAAGATATGCATTATATTTTTCAAGTAAATAAGAAATTGATTCATCTTGAAAAAATCTTGTTATCTTTTCAAAAGATGGTCTTCGCCATGGAATTGTTGTAGTAACAGAACCTACTTGATAAAAAAACTTTTGACCAGATTGTGAAGTTAGATCGAATGCCATATTTTAATATATTTTAAATATTTATCTAACTAAAAAAGGGCACTAAATTAGTGCCCTTGAGTTTGTTGTTTGTTTGATTTACTTGATACCAATCATAGAAGTTGATTTATCACCTAACATTGTAGTTGGTAATTTACCGTTCCATTTATTGATCCATTCTAATTGAAGTAACATTGGTGTGATAGTTTTTTGTTTTAAACTATTTGCTTCAGCTTCAGCTCTTGCAGATGCTAACATTGCAGAGGCATTACCATTTGCAGTTGCAACTTTAATTTTAGCTTGTGCTTCTGCTGTTTTAACTTCATTTTCTGCTCTTAATGCTGATTGTACTGCGTTATTCTTAGCTTCAATTGATCTCTTGAATGTTTCAGGATAAATTAAGTTGGATGTGAATTGATTAATAACGAATCCCTCTTTAAGTAATTGTCCTTCAAGTAATCTTCGTACTTCTACTTCAAATACTGCACGATTTGAAATTAATTCGTCTGCTGTATATTTATTAGTAGCTAAACGGAATGCATCATAAACTGCTGTTTTTAAGAATCCTTCCTCGATTTCTGGAAGAGATCTACGATATTTAGCAAAAATTGCTGGTACTTTTTCTGACTTAACAGAGTAGTTCATAATAGGCGAAACACTAAATTCAGAACCATCCTTTGAGTTTACGATAAATGAATTATCAACACCAGATTCTTTGTCTAATTTATATTCTTTGTGTTGAATATATGTTGGAAACTCATAAATTTTTGTTGAAATTGGATTATAAAATACAACTCCAGTACATGCTACAACATCATCTACACCTTTACCACTTCCGTACAAATTAACTTTTACTCCGACATGTCCTGCGTCAATACGCTCACATGATTGAAACACTACTACTAAAGCGATAAACGCTACTACTCCGATTAAAATTTTCTTTACCATTTTTTTAATTTTTAATTGTTGATTTAATTTTTCTTGTTCTCTTTGTTCTTGCTGGATTTCCCAGTAGCTTTTTTCTGACATTCTTCAGATTGTTTATAATTGTAAATAATTGATTTGCATCTCTCGTAGATTAATAATCCAGCAGCAAATCCTACGCTGAATAATAAGATTGGACCTAAATATGCAAAATCTGATTTTGCACTCATAAGATTAAAAATCTGATCTCCCACTGGCAATAACGCAATAGTGATTGTCAAGATAATTAAAATGTCCCTAAATAGATTTTTGTAGTTCATATGTATTGTACTTGTTAATTGTAAAAAGTTTATTTAACGTATTTTCTAATGATTTTGGTTTCCTTCTTGTTTATAACTAAAATGTACTTTTTGTCATATTTAGTTTTATACAATTGATACCTTTGACCATCTTTGAAATACCACTCTTTGGTGTAACTATATTCTTTGATTCTTTCCTCTGCAGGTTTACATGAAAATGAGAGGATCACCATTAAAAGTATAAGTAAGTATCTCATTATTTTTCGTTAATGATTACTTGGCCTTCCATTACTCCAAAACCAGATTTCTCAGTAAAGTAATAAGTAGTTGCTTTGGTGGTATCTTTTTTAGTCAAGATCCAAAGACTTGCATCTTTACCTTTCCAGGTAACATTTACTACTCGTGTACCAGCTTCTAGGTTAATAACCTCTGTTCCACCAAATGATCTAGCTCTTTGATTTTCTGTACAAGATGCTAGTGAAATAGCTGCGATAGCTATAATGAATAATTTTTTCATTTTTAATTGTTTTTAATTGTTATAGGGTAAATATAATACTAATATTTGACATAAAAAAATATATTTTAAAAAAGTTACGAACAATCATTCTTTTTATGTTTGTCTTTGCGATAATACTTCTTTTTATTACGATAAGGTGCAGGCACTTTAAGAGCATCAAACCATTCTTGTAATGTTATGTTAATTTTTTCTAATTTGATTTTCTTAGTCTCTTTCATTATGCTTGTTCTTTATAAGTTACAATTAATTCACCAATTCTGGTTAAAATTGATCTTTGAGAGTTGTGTTCTTTTGCTTTAACATCTAAACTTCTAACTGAATTTTGCAAATGTTGTAATTGAGTCAATAAGTTTCCAACAGTTGCATCATTTACTTTCTTCTGAGATTGTTTTGCTAAATGGAAACTAATTAAGTCCTCTAATTTCTTACGATTATCATTCATTCTTTCAATACACTTATCATATGTTGAAATAATAGAAAGACTTGCAGATTTTTCAAAATCTTCCATTCCACTAACATAAGAACCGTCAATCTTAACAAATCTTAAACCAGAATGTGTAGGAATATCGATTCTTGTTTTGTCAATTCCAAAACTTGCACAAACTTCAAAGAATAATTCGTTATTGTTTGGTGTAAATTTACAATTAGTTTCAAGAATATGTTTAGCATCCATTGAGTGCAATGGTACAATATTTTTATATGCGCTTACTGGATATTCAATGATCTCGATTTCCATATTGTGAATCTCTTCAATATTTTCATAAATTGCTTTATAAGTTCTAAAGAAACGTGTAGCAAATACCTCATCCTCGATTGTGTTATAAACATCTTCGTCGAGTTCTTCATTATAAGTTTTTGACTCAACAACTTTTTCAAGAATTTTGTTATATTCTTTTAAACTGATTGTGGTCATGTTTTCTACATTATCATAACCGATTAAATTACGACTAGAACTTTTATATGTGATAGTTTCTGGTTTCTCAGAAATAGTAATAAGATCTGAACCGTTTGAAGTACCTCTTAAGGCATCTACTAATGGTTTACCGTTAACAATAAGAGCTCTATTATAGATAGTTTTAACTACATATAAACCTGTTTGAGAATCGTAACCTACTTTAATTGAATTTTCCATAATGATTATCTTTTAATTATAGAGCTAATATACACAAAAAAAGCCAAACAAAAAAATATTTGGCTAATTATTTTCATAAAGTTACGAACAATTGTTTGTTAAACCAAAAAGACTCATCATTCGATGAGTCTTTTTTAGTGGAGGTGACAGGAATCGAACCTGCGACCCTCTGCGTGCAAGGCAGATGCTCTAGCCAACTGAGCTACACCCCCGTGATATTATATATCTTATTAATTTTAGCAATGTGAGAAACTAGCCTATTCCATTTAAAACTCATATTACTTCGGGATCCAACCGCTCTAGCCTCAGGTTCAGTATTAGAACCACTACTTATCGTTATTGACTAGTGACCTTTATCTATATATTTGTCCACCACTTTAGCGTCAGAGTGAATAAGTCGTTAACGCCTACTCGAACAGTTTTTTAAGGTTTAATTAGGCGTTGTTCTTCTCAGATACTTCTGTTCTAACAACTTGTGCTAAGTTTTTGATCTCTTGCATAGCTTTACGAACTCTTGTTCCAGCTGCTTTGTTTCCGTTTTCGAAGAATTTTGTTGCGTCAGCTTGAACTGCGTTTAATACTTCTTGAATTTGTGCTAATGTTTCCATGTTTTATATTTGTTTATTTATTATATATGTTATACTGGGCTGTTTTGGTTTGTTTCAATACTGTGTGAATTAATCTTCTTCTAATAGTCCTATCCACAATGCAACATATATCCAGAATGTATATGGTACAAGTAAGAATATTAATCGCCATGCTATAGCTGATGTTCCAGTAGCTTTAGCAATACCACCGCAGACACCTCCGAGGTAACTGTTTGTTTTACTTCTTTTCAATTTTATTGTTTTTTATTATGTTACCTTTTTCGTCCACTTCTGGTGCCTTATACATATGATATGCAATAAAACATCCTGTTATCAGCAAGTAACCAATGATTACTTCTATTGTATTGTTTTGTATTAATCCCACCATCTTTGGATATTTTCTTCCATTAACTTAAATAACAATTTGTTTGCTCTGTTGTGATTGATATGTCCAATATTCATTGCAATAACTTGTTTGTCATCTTCACGTCCATCACGACCAAATGGACCTTCACCTGCTAAAACTCTTTTATAGATCAATGGATATTTCTTAAAGAAATCATCAAAATTCTCTTCTAATAAACGAGATTCCCATGAACTCAAACCTTCTTTTCCTGGCACATCTGCAAACCAATGCTTAGTCTTATGATAGTCAGAATATTCAGAGCTATAAAAATCATCATCGATTAGTTTCATTAATCTAACACATGTCATCATAATTTCAGCATCTCGTTGGGCTCTTGTATGAATATCTCGTTCTCCGATATATTTTGATTGAGCTTTGATTTTGTGCATCATGATTTCAAAGATATAGTGAGAATCCCAATTACGATCTTTCCAAATGATAGGAAACCAATAAATCAAGTTCTTAATACCTGTTTTAAACATTTTATGGTAATACTTACCTTCATGATCCCACCATAATGGAATCCATTCAAGTTTTCTTACAATCCATAGTTTTTTGGCTCTCTCTTCAGCCCATTCATCAAATACGTCTAATTCTGGTTCAGATGAAGGACTTTCACAGTCTAGTATATCTGTATCGCTCATGTTACATGTTGATCCAACTGGACAACATTCGTCATCGCAATGTGATTTTGTAATAGGACAAATCATGTCGTCCTTTACTGTGTAATCTTTTTCTGCTTCCATATTATTATAATTTAAATTTTGTTAATAAAGTCAAAGTCATTTGAATATTTCTTGTTAAGTTCATTCAAGATTATCTGAGTATATGTTTTAGCACCTTCTGGTGTAGTATGTGATTTGTCAGTTGGTGAATAAAAGTCTTTGGCTTTATCTTGCCCAATCTCTTCTAAAAACACTGACAGTATTTCATTTGTATCTAGAAAACCAACTTTAGTTTCATTTGCAATGTCTTCCATAATTCTAGCATATTCAATAGAATGTGTTCTTTTATGGTGACCATCTTCCCATGTATTTCTTGGTATTTGACTTAGAAAATATAGTTTTGCACCTCTGTCTTTTACCTTTTGTGCCAGTCTTCTTAGATATTCACCAAACGTATATACTGTATACTCAACTTTATAATGTTCATCATATACTATTTCAAATCTATCATCTTTTCCTGGCAATGATCCTCTTGCACCAAATCCACCAAAATCTGTTCTTGATAACGGTGATCTTTCTAATGTGCCAAAAGATGCTAACAATATATCATTTTCATCAAGTTTAGATATTATCATATCGAGTATATTTCCATTACGATTAAAGAAGTCTCGAATACCCCAACCAATCATACATTTATTTTCACCAATACATTTAGTGGTATCTAGATATTCATTGACATATTCTGCCCAACCTATCGTATCATCGCCACAATCTTTTAGTCTGGCGCCAGATGTTGAATCTCCTATAACTACCAGTTTCATATTAATTATTTTGTTTTATGATTTTCTTCTAGATATTCATATAATGATTCAAATGAATAGCATATTGGATTACCGTCTTTGTCATGTGCTCCGAATCTAACTTCACCGCTTTTGTGTTCTAGTTCCATGTTACCTTCTTCATTTATTTTATATGAATCGGATGTTGACCAATCTTTTTGACCATATTCACTGTCATGACAAAACCAACTAAACCAATCGTAACCCTCTTCACCATATATTTCTTTAATCAACTCTGAAATAATCTCATGATATGGATCAACAAAATTAATTAGATCTACACCATTCGTATACAATGCATTAATGGTTCTGTCTTCTTTTTGAAGGCTTAGAATTACTTTTAAAAATCTTTCGTACGTCATTCTTTGTCAAATTTTTCGTAATCAATTCTACCAGTTAATTGATATGCTTGCCATAAACTAGATACTGCATCATCTATATGTTTGCCAATCTCAGATTCTATTTTTGCTACTGGATGTTGCTGTAAATGATCGTCAGCCATACACATTACGACATGTAATCTGTCTAACATTTCGTGATAATGAAATTTATCTAATTTAGGTTTGGTACTCATTGATTATATATTTCTAGACAAAATACTAACCTCTTCCTCTTTTACTAATTCCTCAATATCACTCCAACATAATTGAATTTCATGTGATTCTGGACTACCTTCTTCGATTTCATCAATACATAACTGAACTAATGATTTTACATCTTCTTTAAGATGAGGATATTTGGTCATAACCAAATTTGCGAATTCTATTAAATTTGTCATTTTTTTGTTTTTGAATTAATGTTTGCAATAATATTATCTAGTGAATGTGTAACGTTTAACATGATTTCATCTTCCATTTCTAATCGTATTCCATTTAATTTTAAATCGAAAAAGTTTTTTAATTTAGTATTAGGTGAACCATGAAATGCTATATCGTAACTATAAACATGATTTACAATCTTAAGACTTGATTCGTCTATAATTATAAAGTAGTCACCGTTCTTAACATATCTTCTGTCTAAATGTGGACCTGAATATAATAATTCTGAATCAGGATCATTCAAGAGTCTCATACAAATTGTTCTTGCCTTTTGTTGAGTAGGATCTAATTTTCTACTAGAATATGCAACTGGATCAAATGTTTTCTTAACTTTGATTTTTGCCTTTTGAAATCTTCTTTTGAAATAATGGAATATACGTTTCATTTCTCTTAGTTTAGTTCCTCAATAATAAGTTCACTTTCGTGAGCACTTTGTATACTTAAACCATATTCATTAAAGATGGCTTCAAATTGACTAGGATTCATTGCTATTTGAATAGCAGCGTCTGAATGATCAGTACCAAGTTCAATTGCATCTTGTGGATCTATATTAATAAATCCTAAATAATTTTCATGGTTCTTATCGAATTGATAATCCTTTGAAATCATCTCGATGTATGCCATTGTTGTAATTTTTGCTTGTTTAGTCATCTTATTTTTTAGTTATACTGTTAAATTAATTATTGTTTATCTTGTAATTCCTCTAATTCTTTCTCTAATCTTGAGATGCTGCCCCAAATTGGATTTCTAGTTGGATCTATTGCTATAATTTGATCTCTCAATTCAGTTTGTCTACCTCGACTATAAAATCTATCTTCAATTGCAGATGCCAATTCTTGTAGGTGTTCTGGTGCCCAAATACTAATTCTTAAATCATAATTAGTCCACTTAGTTTTCCAATCAACAAACATAATACCGCCAGTAAGTTTCTTTGATAAATTGTGTAGTCTACGATTTCTAACTCTAACTATTGAATTATCACTACCAAATAAGTGTAAGAATCTTAAGAACCATCTTGGACACCATTTTGGTTTGGCCTCATAATCTAATGCTAAGACTAATGGAAATAAGGCTTTATAATATTCACTATCTTCTCGCCAAACACTAGTTCCTAAGTATCGATATTTCTCAGCAAAATTCTTTGGAAAGAAAACAGCCAAAACATCTTTGAATCTAATGTTCATGGTGTGAATCATTCCTTTAGAACGACCTTTCCAAAATATCACGCAATACAATATCATTGTAGCAAAGTCTTTTGCCTTTTTGCTAAATGGTCTATTGTCTTTAAATTCAAATTTACTTTTCTGTTTCATGTTAATTATATAAAAGTTATTTCATTAGTTTCAGGATCCCAATCGAACGTTACAGGCTTATTCACATATTCATATCTTTCGTTTAAGATTGATGCGTTAAAGAAGTGAGTACCGTTGTGGAATTTGTAACCATATCCACCGTGAATGTGTCCAAATACATGAATCTTAGGTGGTTGTTCATCTACCTTTTCTCTAAGTAATGCACATCCTAAATGTGGTTCATTATATGGAGGACCACTCACATCTAAATGATCTTGTGGAGGTCCATGTGTGATAAGAATATCAGTATCTTTAGGAATTGCTTCCCATTTTGACATTAATCCAGGACCACCCTTTGGTAAGTTAAATGCCCAACTATAGAATTCAGGTTGCCATGGACTACCATAAATAACGGTTTGTTGGTCATCTTGATCCCATAGATCTAATCGATTATCTTGAAGATATTCAATGTTTTTATAAGAGGTATAAATCTCACTTGCCATTTCTGGGTCAGTTTCAAAGATTCTGTCATGATTTCCTGCAATAAAAACTTTATTGCTATATTGCTCTAATCCTTCAAACCATTTACAAAATTGGTGAATATCCATTGGATTTCTACCAGAATTCATAAGGTCTCCTGCGTGGATTAATAAGTCTCCACCTGGGAGATCTTTAGGGTCGTAAGATAACTCATCGTGCTTTGTGTGAGTATCTGAAATTAATGTTATTCTCATATGTTATTGGTCTAATCTTTCTTCGATTTGTTCTATACAATCCTCTATACTACTACCACATCCTATTGTTTCATCGCAATCTTCAGTATTATTAAACACATACTTAGATTCAGGGTGTGATGGCCAATAGTTTTCATTTTCTTCAATAAAATAGTTCTTGTAGTTCATATTAATAAGCTTTAGATTTTAAAATAGTTTCAATTTGATCGATGAAATCCCCGGCATAAGTTTTGCCACCAACATTAAATTGTGTCAATCTGGTTTCAGTATATTCTCTTGAATATGTTTTCCAATCATAAATTGTAAAAATACTATCTTCAAATTCAACAACCCATTCTACTTGAGTTTTGTCATCACCCGAAGGTGTATTATGAGTAGGTTCTCCAAGTGCTTCAATTAATTGACTATAAGTTGCACTAATGTAACCTTTAAGAGATGAGCCATTTGACTCGTTGATTGCATCTTCTTGACTAAGTACTTTAAATTTTTTCATATTGTTTATCTTTTAATTATAAGGCTAATATACATAAAAAAAGCCAAACAAAAAAATGTTTGACTGATTATTTTTTAAAAAGTTACGAACATTTGCAGATTTTAATGTTAATGTCTTTAAGGAATTCGTGTATTTTAAAAAGTGATGGTTTTGCGTTCTCATGTTCTAATGTAAACCACCAACCTTTACCTTCACTATCAGTGATACTTATGGTACCCGATATAAATTCATATATCCTTTCTACTGTAATATTCTGCATTACAGTTTGACCATATTGATCTTTAACATGAAGCGCATCATTGTCTTTAACTAATTTAAGACAATCTCCTTCGTAATTTATAAGTCCTAATGTATTTTTCATATTATTCTACGTCTTTTAATTCTGTTCTTAATCTACCAATTGCACCTTCTAAAGTATTATAGACTGGAATGTTGTGTCGACTGCAAACTATATCTACATTTCCTTTGCGCCAAAATTCATCTGGACAACAAACAATCATTTTTTCAGATGCAGCATGCATACCAAGTTCTAATAAACTGATTGGACTCTTGGTTTCTGGAGAAAAGTACATGAAAATAATATCGCATTCATCTAACTTATTCATTTCCCAATTTACTTGTCCACTGAATTGTGGATTAGATTCTTTTTGTTCCCATGAACTATCCCAATCATCTCTACGAGGATTGAAAAAAACCAAGTTTTGACGATCTTTAAATAATTCAGGAATTACTGCTTGCCAATCTTCTGCTTTTCCCATTTCAATAGAACCTGCTAAAAATATTTTAACATGATGATCGTTATAATATGCATTTTTTGGTTCTGGTTTAATTACTTCCATTTTCTTTGTGTATTGAATTTTTACAATTTCCTTTATGGGATCCCCATTGAGTATTACCCATTCCGACTACAATATATTCACAACCTTCAAGAGTGTAGACTCTATAATTTTGATCAGAGTATTGTGAATTACTATCAAGTTCCATTCGATGCGGATTCGGTTGAGTTGAAACTTGTACATTACCTTCGCAGCTTGTAACCACAAAGGCTACAAGCGCTGCAAAGATTAATATTAATAATGTTACATTTTTTCTGTTCATTATGAATTAGTTAAACGTTCACGAATTTCTGTTAGTGTAGTTTGGTTTTCGAATTGGCCATCTTTATAGATAGTTTTTAATTTACCAGTGGCTTCATTTTCCCAAGTACATTGATCTTCTAATAAGAAACATGTTTCGTCTCCGGCAACTCTTAATAAACCTTTTGCAGATTTCTTAATACCGTCATCAGTGATTGGATCTTTAAAGATTTCACGACCTGTGATGATTTCTTCTGAATGTGTATAGTTACCATTCTCGTCTTTAACAGTTCTAAAATGTTCTTTAACTTCAACATAAGTTGCTTTCATTGCAAAACCAAAAGTATCTCTAGTGTTATATTGGTATGTAAAACTTCCAACGCCTAATACAATATTTGTACTTGCGAAACCTTTTGCTTCTAATCTTGTAAAGATTTGTTCTGCACGATCTAACGTTATTGAATCTCCGTAGATTGCTCCAATATGAGAATCAAGAACTTTGTAACCTTGTTCATTGATAGTTCCACCGAATACATCCCAAAGTAATTCAATAACTCCTTTTACTTCTGGTTTGTTTAAATATTCATCGGTAGGATTAACTTCTGCTACTCCACCTAAGTAAGCAACCACATCATTATCATGGTGCGCGTTTGTTTTAATAACACTTGCGCCGCAAATAATATCTACTGGATCACCAGAGTCGGGTCTAATAACTACCTTACCATCACGAGCTAAAATCTCTTCTTTCAAGGTAACAATATGTTCAGTACAAACTTTCCATAAGTCCCAAGTATCTGATACGATTGAAAGAATTCCTGTTGGATATGTTTCCATCAAGTTTCTAAATGTTCCAACCTCATCTTCTTTAGATCCAGCACACATAACTGAGTGTTCAGTTGCATTCACAGATCCAGCAACAAATCCAGTTTCTCCATAGAATTTACGAGCTCCAAAGATTGCTGGTAAACTGTCTGAACCTGAGAAACTTGTTAAGTGACCCAATCCTGAACTAATAGTTGCATCAATAGAATCTAAACCTCTCATTGAAAAATCATGTGCTTGCCAATCTACGAACCAACCTTTTTCAGCATCGGTTTTTTCTTGCCATGATGTAAATAATTTACGGTAAGCATGTGCAATAGTTGCTGAAGTCATTGGTTTCCATAACAAGTTAGAAATAATTGTTTCTAAGTAGTTTGTAATCCAATAGAAATCTGGATGTGTATTGTAAATTGTCAATACAGGAACTCTCATTGGTACTAAAGAACCTTCTTCGATTGTTTTTACCACGATTGGTAAATAACCTAAATCATGTAATGCTTCAAAGTGACTAACATCATAGTCAGTATTTAAGTACATTGACAATTCACGTTTCATTTCGCCGCAAACTTCATCTTTAGGTTTGCTAAAGAAATCTTTGTCAAATGCTTCGTGAATTTGTTTGATTACCATTTGTTGTCCAAATGATACTAATTGGTCGCATCCTTTAGGAGCATACTTATTACTTCTAGGTGTGAAGTTTGAATAAACCAACGTTGTTCCTTTTGGATATTGTTGGTGATGTCCTGTTTTGTAACCGTCTGTTAAAAATAATGGGTTCATATATTAATTGTTTTTAATTATAGAGTAAATATACATAAAAAACCTGACATAAAAAAATATCAGGTGATTTATTTTAAAAAAGTTATTAACAATCTACAAGATTTGCTAAAACACTCTTAACTATACCGATTTCTGCACGACCTTGGTATCTTTTGTTAAATTCGCCAATAGTTTTACCTTGTAATGCTTGTGGATTTGTAACTATTCCACTAAATTCTTGCATAATTTCTGTAAGAGCATCTACAATTTCTTGAGGTTCCATTTGTGCTGGCATATATCTTCTTAAGATTGCACACTCTTCTGATTCTTTTTTAGACAATTCTGGTCTATTTGCCAAATCATACATTTTAATGGATTCCTCACGTTGCTTGATTCCTTTATTAATTATTTTAATAACCTCTTCATTCGTTGCAACCCAAGTTCCATTTCCCTTTTCAGCATTCGTGATTGCTGCTTTAATACTATTAAGTGCCATTTTGGCTACTTCGTCTTTTGCTTTCATTGCAGTTATAAAGTCTGCATTTATTTGTTCTCTAATTATCATTGTCTATGTTTTTAGTTGGGTTTATTAATCCTTTAATGAACCATCTGTCTTGTGTAAATGTTGGAGTTTCTACAACTTGCCATTTGTTTCTCATTACAATTTGAGTAGGGTCTATTACATGTGTTTCACCATCATTAATAAACTCTTTGGTTTTTACAAGTACTGGAACTTCCACCTTTGCAATTACTGCACCTCGTTTTAGACGAAAATCATAGTCATTCCAATTGATTCCTTTTTGGAAGATCAATTCTTGCATGTCACTTGTTTTTTTACCATGTAATTCTTTAGTACTATAAAGACTTTGAGCAACTGAAGAAATTGAATTTCTTACAGCGTCTTGTTGTCTCCAGATAAAATAGTTTTCTACCTCATCAATAAATGGAATTTGAAATGCTCTTGCGTCGAATTCAGCCATTTTGAATTTTTCAATATGTTCCGGTTCTAAAAAGATCATGCTATTTTTCATGTATCTCATTAACCTAAGTTTATTGAATTCTGCAGTGGCCATAGAAGCAGCAACTGATACCATTTTTTGTAGGTTGTTGTCAAACCAAGCGTGAGTTCCTAGGTCATCAAAGTCTGTTAGAACTAAACTAATCTCATCTGATTGTACATAACCAAATTTAGCACCTTGAATGTTTTTACATAAATATGCAGTAGTTGCATTCATGTCTTCAATAAGTCCTTGGTCAAATGGTCTCTCTAATCCTTTCGTATAGGTGTGAAAGGCTTTTCCGTCAATACGGATAATTGTAAATGTTCTCCTTGGGAGTTTGATTCTAGTTCTATCTTCGTAGAACTCTTTCATGCGATCGCCTAATGCATCGTTTTTCATAATATATGTTATTGTGCAACCGTCGTTAGTTGGATGCTGGTTATAAGTATTATATTAAATACTTTTATTTTGTTTCACTATTTTAAAGTGATTTGCAAAGTTGCTTGATATGCCGAATGTTTAAATGGATCCCCTTCAGTTTCTCTAGAAGCTCCGGCAAATAATTCTCTTGCTCTTTCAATACCATGATATTTCATGATTAGTGTTGCTGCAGATGGAACTGTTATAGGCATCTTTTCTCCATGCTCTTCGATAATTTTATCAACTTCAATTTTGATTTGTTCAACAAAGGTTGGTTTCAATCTATCCAAAGACTCTTCTAACATTTCAGAGAAGCATGTACCACCATTATAGAATTGTCCCATAAATGAAAGGCTTCCGTCGCTATTTCTAGTAACATTCATAAAGTATTCTGAATCTTCAGATTCTACATGATCGATAACTCTATAAAGTTTCTCTCCATAGATAAAATACTCTTCCTTTTGACTGTTTCTTTTATTAGAGTACTCGTCAAAAGCATCCATAAAATCTTCTTGCCAATCCTCGCCTAATTCAACATCAAATCGTTTTGCAATACTTCTACAAGTCTCTTCTAAACTTTTCTCAATTTTGACTGGATATAATTTTCCGGTATGAAATTCTGTTCTACTCATCTTCGTCTTTATTAAAATCCGTTATTTTTACTAAAATATAAAATGGAACTATAATTGCATAAAATTCCCATTGGTACCAGCTGATATTTGCAAATGCTGATAGAGCAAATCCTAAATATGATGGTGCTAATAATTCTACTAATCTTTTCATATTAAATTACTTTAAATTCTGTTCTACTAATTCTTTCAGTGCTTCCTCCGTGTTCAGTTGCAAGTCTTCTATCTAATGCTTCAATAAAATACTGTTGTGCTCTATTGTCTGGTCTAGTATCTGGATCGATAAATCTTAAAAACATATCAACTTGCTCTGGTCTATAACCTCTCATGAATTTTTGATTGAATATTTCAAAGTTTGTTAAAATTTTAATATATCCATGTTCAAATAAATATTGAACTGCAGCATCTACTAATCTTGTAGTTTTACCTGATTGTCTCATTTCTTAATTGATTTTTTACAAGAGTTAATGCTTGTCCTAAAAGATTTAAACCTAACCAATATGATGGATCATCAATTCCTTCGGCATTTTCATCAAGACCAATTCCCCAAATATTATCTAATGGAGAAGCCTCTACAAAGATACGATCACCAGTATTTAACATTTCTTCTCTTAATCCAGCATTTTGTCTGAATTTTGCCAAGTTTCCTTCATAAACAATTGCCAAACAATTTTTATCCCAAGTTGCTTTATCAAAGTTTTGGATTTGTCTACCATATTTCTTTTGCTCTCTTGGATTCGTTTCCTCCATAATCAAACTTGCTACAATATCATCTCCAAATAATAATGCCTTTTGATGCATCATATATTGTTCACATGAATTATATTCAATCTTGTCAATTGTCATTGGAGCTTTATGCCATTGTGAGTAAATTCCATTCCAGAAAAATACATGTTTATCTGTTACTTTCATATTATTTGTTTTTAAATTGTTCAAGATTTTTTACCTTTTCTCTGAAACTTTCTAAAACTTCATATTCGGTTGTTTGTTTTAATAATGAAATGGCTTTTTCTAAAGCATTGTCCTTTTCTATATTAACAACTACTTCATTATCAATTGAAGCTTTAAATGAAACTAATTTAGAACCTTTTCCTAAAATTATTCCTTCTGGTGAAGATTGTGACATATTCTATTTGTTTAAAATTCTTATTGCTCTATTTGTGCATTCTTTAGTTAATCCATAACCAATATCGATACAATCTGGATGATTAATATTGGTCGATGTTTGTACAAAGTTCATTCGTTGACTCTTTAACATATCCGTGTCATCATCAAGAATAACGTAATTAGTTATTTCAGGTTGTCTATCGAGAATTGACTGTATTTCATCTCCACGAACCATTTCTGGGCCACCTTCTAAATCATGGTTCCATCTAAGATCTGGTGTAATTCCAATTATTTCTCCAGGATATTGACGTTGTTTCCACATTCTATGTAGTCTTTCCAATCCCATGTGTCTCCATGAAGAACTAATAACTAATTTTGCTCCGGTTTCATCAATGATTCTACCTAGATTTTCTACAAATTCAGGATGGAATATTCCACCGAAATCATCATGTCCTTGAGGAATTACATTTAATACACCGTCAAAATCTAGAAAAATAACCTTCATCTTATTTAACAACTACCGAATCTATAAGATTGAAATCCGCCTTCTTCGCTTGGATGAAATCCTAATTCATCTAATCTTTTCGTGTCCTCTTCGGATACATCTTCTTCGTCAATGTGACAAACATAAAGAACATCATGTTCGCAATGAGTAGGCCATTTTTGTTCAGGATCCATGTATTTAGCTAATATGATTAGCGCTTCTATTAAATCTTTCATTTCTTATGGTTTATAAATTACTACCGACACTTTCATGTCTTTTAATTCTGTTTGAATAATCCTTTTAATTCTATTCCAATCTCCACCTGCTAATCCTGCTCCAATCTTTGGCAATCCAATATGTTTACCTTCAAATTGAAAATTGATCTTACGCATACAAAGAGTTAATGCCTCATAATCTAAAGGTTTTGAAACTCCATCGGTATGATTCTTACCATATCTGAATTGAGTGTATGAATTTACAACTGATAATTCAGGTTCATTCCTTTTATTATCGGCGTCTTCTAAAGACCAGATTGTATTTTGACCAATGACGAATGTTTGCCAATCGATACATCCGAGCTTTTCAATGGTTGCTCCCCAAGTTTCCATTTCAAAACGGTCAACTCCAAACGCTTTTGCCATTTGCGGTGCTATTCCAGCTCCCATATTTGACAAGCAATTACAACCATGTGTAATTACATCAAACTTTCCCTGTTTTGCTAGTGCAATTAAATCACCTTCTATTTCTTGATAATTTGTATCAACATCTATCATCGATTTCATAAATTTGTTTAATTCTCCCATTATGCTAGTCTAAATCGTTTTAAAAATTCTCTTAAGAAAATGATCTGATCTGCTTCCTTTTCTGTTTCAGCAAATTTCATCTTCCATTCATAATAATCCATTTCGATTGGTGTTGTACCATCTATATAATATGGACCAACATAATCAGGCCAGTGGGTTTTGTCAAATGCTCTGTCATCAACTAAGAAAACTACAGCTGTCATTTGATCACCCAAATCTGGCTCATGAAATTCTCCAACTTTAATACCTCGATCTGTTAATTCAAAATAGTTTTGCTGAAGAGTTCCTAATCTCATGCTACTGTCATTAGTAGTTCCACCATTTAAAATAATAAATGTTTTGTCTATTTTCGCCCATTCTTGGTATTCTGGAGTATTAAAGAAGTCAAGTCCATATTCTACAACAGCATGTCCAAATTGGATACCTTGTTGGATTGGGCTTAAATTATAAGGCACCAATCCATACATTCGATATTCTCTATTGTAAATAGATTCCATTACTCTGCTTCCTCGTTTTCAGATTCTTCTACTTCAACTTCTCTTAATTCATATCTTGAACCTAAGATTGGATCGTGTACTAGTACAATAACTTCTTGTACTTGCTTTTCTACTGCTTTTGCTTTTTTAGCCATCTTATATTAAATTTAATTGTGTTAGTTCTTCAATGGCAGCATCGAATGCTTCTTGCCATGTTCTGTATAAATACCAATCTCTTACTTCAATTTTTTCATAGTTACCAAAGTGTTCATATTTGTATATGTCAAATGCAAACTTTGGAGCACTTGTACGGTCTACTTCTATTTCTATAACGTAACCATGCTGTGTAAATAAAGAATCTATTGTATACATTATATTACTTTAAATGCAGTTGTGTTTGTTTTTACATCATATTCATTATCAGCAATATCTCTATGAGAATTTGTTGTGTAAATACGTTCGAAATATTTGTTTAGCTCTGTAAAACCAGCACTAAATATTCCATGAGTAACTACTAAATAAATTTTAGCACTTGGTCTGCTTGCTTTAATAGCTTTAGCTAATTCAATAAAAGTTCTACCACCATCACAAATATCATCAATGATTACATATTTCATATCATCATTAACTGAGTTAGGGTCTCCGATAGATCCTGGTAAGTTTGGTACTTCTGTTTTAAGAATGTTACCAGTTCTCATATCTCTAACTTTGTTTGCCGTAACAATATTTTGGATTTGAAACTTCTTAGCAACATCAAAGATTTTCTTGTATGCACCAGCATCTGGGCTTACTAAACAAATTCTTTCTTGAGCATCTCTCTTATTATCAATATCTGTAAGTGCATATTTAACTACTGTATGATTATCTGTTTTCTCATAGTTATTTAAACATGCTTCTAAAACATCTGAATGTGGATCCAATGTAATTACTGTTATGAAGTTTAAAGAGTTAATGATTGGACAAATAACTTGTTTCAAATAGTTAACACCACCGTCAACAAATTTACGATCTGAACGAGCTCCCATGAAGTATGGAACGTAAAGTGCGATTTCTCGATTTGGTTTAATATTTCTGATTGCTGCTGTTGCACAAATAATTAATTCTAAGTCCTTAAAACTATTTAAACGTGAACTGATTTTTACAGCATCTTCATATATCATTAAGTCATTCCAATCAATAAGGTCTACTGTTTGTTGACCATCTGGAAATTGACTAATTTTGTATTTAATGTCTGATTTTTCTGGATTAACTAAGTCTAATGTTATCATCTTTAAGTTGTTTTTAATTATATGTAAATATACCAAAAAGTTTTGACATAAAAAAATATATGTGTGATTATTTTATCAAAACTTGTTAACAATTATACGCCCAGTGATTTGAGTACCATTAGGTGTATCTTCTGTTGCCCAATCTATAAGATTACCTTTCATAATTTCTTCACATATCTCTCTTGCAATTCCAGCTTTATACATGTCTAGTGCAAAATTCCCGCTAGTAGATGCATTACCAGATCCACTTGTAGAAAAATCAGTGCCATACATCATTTCCATATTAGACATGTTTCTGGTGCTTCTGATTTGTATAGGATTTCCTATTTTAGTATCGTAAACAAATGCCTTTCCAGTTTCATTTTTAGGCTTTCTTTTATAGAATAAAGAAAATGGAAATAATAAGTATAATATCTCTTTCCAATCAAAATTCTTTAGGTTCTGATCCATTCGATCGCACCATTCATTAAATCTTTTCATTAGCTTCTGTATCTTAATTCATTTTGACGATAAACACTTAACACAGATCCTTGTCCATGTGTAATTGCAAATTGATAACCATAATAATCATAGATCATTGATGAGAAATTCTCTGTTAAACCATCTAATGGCTCAATTTCAGTTCCATAAGTACTTGCTAATTCCCACATTAAATTCATTAGATGTAGAGGTCTATCTGAATAAGTATTATAATGTTTCTGATCAGATCTCTCTTGCTTAACAAAAATATCAATCATTAAATAATCAAATGTCGAGTCATCACAAACACCATATCGTTCTAATAATTTGTTTGCTCTTTCCATTTGGATTCTGTCCTTTTCTGCAAGTTTTTTAAAGTAATCTTCCATACTTTTTTGACCAGGTAGACTTTTCATCCATTCTAATCCTTGTTTAAGAGTTTCGTTTGCGTTCATAATTTATACTTTAAAAAGGTGACATGCATTAACTGATCGTCTACGTAATTCTGGTTTAAAAGATTCTGTGATTTCTCCCCAAAGACCTCTGCGCTCTTCAACATTAGTTAAAGTTGCTTTTAGTTCATTAATCTTTTCAACTGTTCCTACGACTATTGTAACATGTCCATTACTTTGTTGTGAATATCCGTAACGTTGTCCAATTTCAATTGGATTTCCTAGTGCATCTGTTGTCATAATTTTATTTGTTATCGTTTCTAGTCCATTCAATTCTAGGACAATATTTATTATATGACGCTTTAACGAAAGATACAAGGATTGAATCTTGTTTTGGTTTAGGATTCCAGATTCTATAACCATTTTCGTCATATTTAACACCTCGATTTTCCCATTTCTCTACCAGAACTTTGAATAACTCAATACCTCCAACTATAATTCCAACAGCCCATCCAATACCACCTACAGTTAACATAAACATGAAAAAAGAATCTTTAGTTGGAATTACCCAAATTAAACCAACATAAGATAACATGCATATAATCATGCCTAAAATAAACCAGATTAAGAATCCGAATCCTGCTCTTTCTCCGGTTGAATTCTTATCGTTTGTATTTGTTAATTCCATTAAAATAATTGGAAGTGCAAGAATCGAATATGGAATTATAAGAATCCACATTAAGATTAATTTCCAAAAGTATGGACATAATGATTCTGGCATGTTTTGAGTTGCATAGAACCATCTGTACAACCTTGATGTTTTTGAATTGATATTTAATTTCATAATTTTATTTGTTAATGATTACTGTGAATTTTTTATCTGAGCCTAAGATTAAATCATCAACATAAGCTTGTGCTGCTTCAGTAGATTCAAAGTTAACACCGAAAGATTGTTTATATCCTAAACGTATTTCAACATGTGCTCTACTACAAACTTTTTTATTTACATCATCTACTCGGTACCATTTGTAATCATCAAAATATGAAGATTGTTTTCGGTTCCATGGTCGGTATTCATTTCCATCATCGTCAATATATTCATTCCAACCTGCAGGAATTGCTTCAGTCATTCCGTATTTAATTCCCATGAATGATTTTTCTTTTGCTGGAATTTCAGGAAACCATCGGTAACTTGATTCTCTTTCGCCAGTTAATGTAATTGAATCTACTTTGTCCAATTCGAAATAGTGTTTTTTCATCTTTATTTTTTATTTTTAAATTGTTCTATAATACAAAATCTTATAAATAAACCTACTGCAATTCCAATCAGGCCAAATACAATTTCTCTCATTTATTTTTCTTTACGGGGTTCAACAAATAATTCTTGTAATGTACAGAATAACTCATAGTTAGGGTCTGTAACATCTCCAAACCATCCAAGTTCTTGAATGAAGTCTGAGTTTTCTTTCTTATACATTTCAAACATTCTACTTCCAGTCATTTTGGAATATTGAACGTTTGCAATACGGTCACATAGTTTTACGAATGTTGCACCTGGAGTTTGACGAATTCCTTTGTAATAAGTTGTGTTTGCACGTTCTTTACGTGTTTTACCTTTCTCATTAGAAACTGCATAAATAATATCGGCAGCTTCTTGTCCTAATTGATCTTTTACATCGTTATAAGAAACACGAGTATCTTCAATAAGGTCATGTCCCCAAGCTGCCAAAAGCACCGATCCTCTAAATGAAGTTTCTCCATCATTTGTATCAGGTATTGCTTTAATAAATTCTTGAGCAACATTTGAAACCATTCTCAAATGAAATTCATAAGGAAGATACGTATCATACATGTGATTTGTATCTTTATGTTGTTTTAAAATCCAATCTATTTTCATCTTAATAGGTATTAGTGATTTGTCTTGTTAATATCTCTGAATCGCCTTCTTGTGATTCGATTCCTAGTGAGATTGATTTACCATAAGCTCTTACTCTAATTTCATCTTCATTTTCGTCGAAGTAGAATCTTACGAAACCTGCACCAGTTGCCTTTTCATTATAACCAACCATATCTTTGTGTTGGATTGCTGCTGAGAATATGATTGCACATCCATCAACAATTACGTATTTTGCTGGATTTAACATAATCTTAGTTAATAAAGTGTTTTAGATAAATTGCTTGCTGTCTGATACCGAATTCTCTTGTAAGAATATTAGATGCTATTTGGTCTTTCATAAAAAGATCCAAACCAATGATCATTTTGCCAGCTTCAAATTTTCTTAAGCGACCTTGAATCATTCCTTCTTCATCTGCAAGTTTATTGATAATAAATGCAAGTTGCTCCTGTGTTTCAGCTTGATTAACCAGTTGCCATGTTTCTAATTCTGTCATATTGTTTTGTTTTTGTTTTTCCAACCACCAAGTGGCATTATTTCTTCGTGAGTTCCTAACGGATGTTTTTCATTAACGTCTTCTTCTCTACCAGAAGCAATACCCATGATTTTGATATTTTGATTTCCAGCGATAATTTTAGTTTTTTCAATTGCCTCATTGGTATCTTCAGCCATTACACATGTAACGAAGTCTTTATATTTGCTAAATGCAGGATTTTTGTGTTCCTCATCATAGTAATGTAAATAGTAAACTGTTATTGGCTTTTTCATCTTATCTTACCTTTGGTTTGAGACATTTTTTATATGCTACTTTTACTTTTTAGTTTCAAGATAGAATTTTTTCTTCATCTCTTCTTGATTTTCAGGTGTCCATGAAATTATAAAATCTCTCAAAACTTGTTCGTCAAGACTATAAATATAAGTCTTATCATATGGTAATTTAAGTCCTTGCATTAAAGTTTCAAATTCAAGAATAAGATTAGCTTTAGTGTTTAAACTTTTTAGAAGTTCACGTTCGTTCGGTGTTAGATTTTTTTCGTTGTTTGACATGATTGTTGGTTTTATACGGTTTTATAAGATTTTACAGTGTTTCTGTAATTTACTACGGCACGAGCAAGAAGCTCTAGACGATAATTTGGATTGTGTATTAAGATACGTTTGTTGATTTTAAAATCTCTTTCAGCCCATTCAACCCATATGCTTTCTTTTTTAACTGGATTTAATTGGTAAATTGAAAATAAGGTTTTACCATTTCTCCAACATTTAGTTGTTGTCTTACGTCTGATGTAACCACTCTCGTAACTTAAATAATCACAGTTAGTAATAGGATCATGAAAACAAATTGTACCATTATCGGCTTGACGTTGACTTGTTACTTCGATTACTTTAAGTGTTGCTAATTTATTCATGTTTTATATTTTAAATTTATATTAAAGTCCGGTTTCTCTTCTAAAATCGTAATCTTCTTTTTCAGCCTCAGAATAAACATTAAGATTTAAGTATCGCCCTTCTGAAAGCTTACTAGTTGAGGTACGAGTTTCTTCGTGATCCCAATTGAAACAAAAATCATACTCTTCTTGAGTCAAATACACTTTAGTATCCATGATCTCTTGGTACTGTTTGTACTCTTGTTCTGCTAAATAATTGTCTTCTGTCATCTTTGTTTGTTTTTAATTATAAGGCTAATATACAACTAATATTTGATATAAAAAAATATATTAAGATAAAGTTATTAACAATTCAGCTTTTTTTGCTTTAATATGTTTACAATCACCTCGGTGGAAGCTTTTTGATGGACATGTACAATTCCAAGATCCATTAGTATCTGAAACTGTATAATTTACACCAACTTTAGAACCATTTACCTGCCATTCTTTTTTAGGTGACTCTGGTCGAGTTTCTTTTTTAGGTATATTAACTGCTGCCTCAAACTTAATTTGCTCTCTAGTAGTACCTTCTGCTACACGATGCCAACCTGGACATACATATGTACCAGATATGGTCTTAACTATGCCAAAAACATCACCGTAAAAAGCACTGCGAGGAAATGTATAAATTTTCATGGTTATCGTTCTAAGATTACAAATTCACCAAATGCATTATCAAAAACTTCTAAAAGGTGTTCATAGTCACCTGACATCATATCAGCAATAAGTGAAGCACCTCTGTCCTTCCAACCCAATTGAGTTGCAAATCGTTTAGCATATGCCATAAGAGCAAATGCATTACCATCAGGTCCTGTTAAATCTATAATAATTGGTCCGTTTTTCTCTTGTTTTTCTCTGATCATTTTGTTTATCTTTTAATTACTAAGCTAATATACGAAAAAAAGCCCAAACTAAAAAATTTGGGCTTAATTATTTTCATAAAGTTACGAACAATTTACATTCTAAGTTTAAATTCCTTTAAATATTGACATTTTTCGTACTCTTCTTGCTTTTCAAAGTATTTGATCATTTCATCTATTTGATGTTCTGTAGGTTCTTGGTCAGTTTCTATAAAAAATTCAGGAATTAAATCTTCTGGAAAATCACCACCTTGGTGTACAGTGATAAAACATATACATGTTATTATTTGCATAAGCGTTACATTACCACTTATGATTTCGTAACTATTTTCGATAGCTTTACCTCTGTTTCTCATATTTTACCAATTTTTCTTGTAATGCACATCATCAACCCATGAGAATAAACGTGTCTCTTCAACATCATGCAAGATAATAGTCTTATCAGTTACTTTGTCATTATAGAAATATTCATAATTAAATAAAGCGACATCCAGATCCATTTTTTCAATAATCTTATTATTGAATGTTTTACATCCATGAGCCCATGTAATTCTATCATAAACACTAAGACATTCATTTATGATTCTACTTTGAGGTGTAGATCCATAAACTGTACAATCAATAAGAGTATTGTGTTCTTGAGTTGGTTTCATACCTGCAAAGAATGTATGTTCTTCTGAGAGTTGATCCAATATTATATCAAATGGTCTAATTGGTTTTGCATCTATATCACAATAAATACCTCCAAAATCTCTAAGTAATAATAACCTAACTCTATCGGCAATAAAAGCCCATTTATAAATTTCAGGTTCTTTTACATAGTTTTGTAAAAATGGATCATCTTTGTACAAATCATTGAAAATATCATCATGACTCCATAACTTATATTCCCAATCTGGATGCATTGCTTGCATCTCTTCTCCAAATCTTTTGCACCAATCTGGTACTTCTTTATAGCCAATCCAAACTTGATGTAGTTTCTTTGGTATTTTATTTACTGTCATTAATTTTATTTATTTTTAGACCAAACTAGTTTTGCATCCACGTGTACGTTTATGACATTAGGATTCTTATTTAGGATTGCATTAATATATGCTGTTGGATTTTTAACCTTGTCATATGCTTTGGTTTCACCATTAGACAATTCTACAATTACTGTTGAACCACCTGGAGTTAGACTTAAATTGTTTGTTCTAAACTCGTCACTTACGTAATATCCGCTCATAATTATTTTATATATTTAAATAGATTTAATACCTCTGGGCACTCAAATCTTTCTGGGTGCCATTGAACTGCAATGATTTTAAGTGCTTCGTCTTCTATAGCTTCTGGAATCCAACCACCATCAAAAGACATATGTGTCACTTTAAAATTATCTGCAATAATTGAGCACCATTGATGATGCCTAGAATTAACTTCAAACATTACATCGTCTAAGTTTTTGATGTAATGAAATTGTGATTCTCTTTCACTATGATCTTCATCATCTGAGAATTCATCACTTTGATGATATTCTACTATTCTGTCTTTTAGATCTTCTACCTTGCCACCAAAATAGTGATTCAATATTTGCATGCCACGACAAACACCAATGATTGGTTGTTTGGCATCAATTGCCATTTTTATCCAATTAAGTTCACGCGTATCTCGATCTACATTTATACCAATATCTGCACCACCGCAAAGTATAAGAGGAGCATCGATCCTTTTGTATCTAAGATCTATCATAACAGGTTCATAACCCTTTGATATAATCCAATCAATATATGCCTTTCCTTCTATTTCACCTTTCGGTGGTGCAACAAATACCTTCAAACCTTTTTTATTTTTTTATAACAACTTGTCTAATTCTATCAAACACTTTTTCTAAATCTTCAATTGAATCTACTGACCATGAATTTGTTTTTAAAACAAAAAAGCAATCACCATCTCTGTCGATACCTAGTGAACTTTTCGCTTCTACTTCCAAGAATTCATATTCATCGTCAGATAAACAGTTTGCATCTTGTGAAAATCTAAACTTTGCCTCTTCTAAAATTAATCCTTGTTCCATATTAATTATATTTAAATTTTACCAAATTCAGTTGTATTATTGCCACATTTTTTGCAATAATATTTGTATCCATAGACAATTGTACTTTTATTTCCAGCCTTAATATCATTGACATAATATTCTTCACGATCTTGGTTACAATAGCCTCCTTTTTTACATTTAGGAAGAGATTGCATATAATTCCAAAAGTCTTCTTGTAGAAACTTAATAAATCTCAACAATTTTTTCATATTGTTTATATTTAAAAATCTCTTTTTGTTTCGTAAATAGCTTTTATAGTTGGAAATCTCAAACTAGTTCCACCGTTTTGGTTGTGAGTTTCTTCGAAATATTGAACAGTGACTTGTTTGCCGATAATATCATTAGGATTGTTGTAATAATGACGTCTCTGTTCATGATTAAAACCACTACCAACTTGAACACGATATCCTTTATGTTCAATAATAATATTTTTCAACATTAATTCAGAAACTTCTGAACCATCAACAATAACTCGCTGTATATCGTTTTCAACATCTACAACAATATACTCTGCATCATGAAATGATTTTACTTTAAGAACCTCATCAGATCTCTTACCTTTGTAAGTTGTATTCTTACGTAACATAAGTCCTTCCCATCCTTCATTTTTGGAATGCTCTAATAAACTAGCAAACATATCGTCTGCACATATGAATTGATCTAAGACTGAAATACCTACTAAATCATTTGGAACAATGCTTTCAATGTTTGCAATACGTTGACCAAATTTAGTAGTTGAAACTTTAGATTCAAATTCTTTGATTGTTAAGTGGTCAAAGATATAATAATGTGGTTTCTCAATTGTGTAATCTTTACGCTTGATCTCTTTCATAATACTTGTGAAATCTTCGTTTCCATTTGCATCTACAATACAAATCTCACCATCTAATACTGTATTAATAAGACCAAGTTGTCTAATTGAAGGTTTAAGATTATCAAGTGTTAAGAATTCATTTCCTACACGAGAATAAAATCTAGGTTCACCTTGTCCATCGATAATACATACACATCGACATCCATCTAATTTACGACTAACAAACCAACCATCTGACCATTTAACTTTCTTTTGAGTTTTTTCATCATATGCTTTTGCTAATGCAACATCAAATGTAGGAATTAAATTAGGGATTGCAGTATTAATCATGGATGCTGTAGCTCTTGTTTTAAGATTACGATCAATGATATTAAAGATTAGCTCCTCGGATTCAGGATATGTGCCAACAAACGCATTGACTGCTTGAATAGCGGAGTGGCCAGTAATATAACGAATACTAAGGTCATCGAGCAAACTAAAAAGATCGTTATACACGTTTTCTGAAGCAACCAAGTCGCTACGTTTTTTACAAGTTTCTGAAGTAACATAATATTGTTTAAAAGTATTGTATGTATACTCGAGTACTTTACGAATTGCTGGATTATTAGCATACGCCTTTAATACATTCAATTTGTCAGTATTACTATTTGTAGAATTTTGAGCATCTACGAACTCTTGTATTTGTTTTAAATCTTGCATTATACTTCTGTTTTATCTTCGATTACTAAATATTTTTGACCACCTTCTAATTCTTTAACTGTACCACTTTCAATAAGTGTTTTAACATAATTAGGATTTTCTTTGTTTAAAAATGCCAACATTTGAATTGTAGGCTCCATGTAAATTACTTTCATATTATACGTTTGATTTGTTATAGTGTTTATTTTCTAATGATTTTAATATCGCATTTAGTATATGTTTCTTCCCAACCTCCAGGTCTCTTAGCTCTAAATCCTGATTTATTTAATAAATTATCTTCATATCGCATTAACCAACACACACCGCTATAATTTTCAATAGTTTTTTCTACTTCCGTTTCAGATGTACATTTAATCAATGATTCAAAATATTCTGCTAGTGGTGTTGAATGTTCCCATAAAAGAAGTGATTTACCATTTTCATCTTTACCTAAAATATTTCTCTTTGTCCATAACAATTCAAATGGATCTTGATTAATTTTTTGACATGCTAAGAAAACAGCTTCAGAAACCATAGTTACTTTTTGATCTGTCATTTTTTTAAGAGTATCTTTTAAAGCTTCTTTTAATTTCTTCTTTATATAAAGATCATTTGTTGAATTATATTGTTGAATAAAAAGCCAAACAATGGGTTTAAATGCTATATCTTGTTCTGTCATATCTGTTTGTTTTTTAATTATAGAGCTAATATACACAAAAAAAGCCAAACAAAAAAATGTTTGGCTAATTATTTTCGTAAAAGTTACGAACAATTTTATGCGATGTCAGTTGACTCTATTAAGGTATATGTGAATGAATTTCCATGAATTGCTTTGGCTTTATTAATAAGTGCCATAAATTCTTTGAAATCCTTTATTCTTTTAAATACTTGACAACCTTCTGACCAATTTTCTACATAAGCTGATTCAGTTTTAGGATTAGATCTATGACCATTGATTCCAAAAATACCTTCTTGAATAATGGTTTCATCAAATGTCATATCCTTATTCTTATCACGGTAAACTTTAACAGGTTTAACTTGACGCATTGCTTCATATTTACCTTGATGTAAACCAACTGCCCACATTCCTCTATATTGACTAGGAACTACTCTTGCAACTCCATTTGGATTGTGAAATTCCTTTACAGCTTTTGTTCCAGGATCTGTTGTAATTGCCCATTGATAGAATTTCCAAACTCCACCTTCTTTAAAAGATAAAGTCATATAGTCATCAAATACGTTAGTTACTTTGTCTGCAATTGCAGCTGCGTTACTTCTAACTCCAACGATATTAACATCAAAGTCTTTTGCACCTTCAAACCAAACGTATTTTTTTGCTTTTACAGCTTTTTCTATTTGTTCTCTAGTGTACATAATTAATTTTCTGTTTTTTCAGTTTCATCTGCTGTAGCTTCAGCGATTTGTTTTTTAACAGCAGTAAATTTGTCTACTGAAGATAATCCTAAACCACCAAATGCTAATAAAGCCACTGCATTGATTAAAGTACCTGAGTGTTGTAGATTTACTGGAAGAAATAAAGTAACACATAATGATAGTGCACATATAATTCCAACAAATCTTTTAGATGATGGATTACCATGTTCATCCTGAAATAATTTCGCTAACCAATTAATAAATTTCATAATATCGTATATATTTTTACGCATTATAGCGTTATACAATATATATCAGATTGGTAGCTTGAAATTAGTGTGCTTTTTCGCCTTCTTCAGAATCTTTTGCCATTAAAGCTTCAACAATACCAATTACAGCTAATAACATGGCAACATTTGATATAATTGATGCTACTGTACCTAAACCTGGCACTGCATGTAATAAAGCATGTTTTGCAGCTCCTTTAACTTTAACTTCAGCAATAATTCCAATAATACCTGCAAGTGCAATAAACTCAAATGGTCCTGGTGCTCCTGCTAATTCAGTAGCATAATATGATAATTTACCTAGAGTTCCTTTAGCAACTTTTTCAGCAGCTTGTTTAACTTTATCTAATAAATTAAACGGTGGAATATGGTGCATTTTATGAGCGATTGCAGATACAAATGGAATACCAGCTGCATGTTCATCGCTTTCTTGTACCAATTCTCTGAAATCAATATCGCCATTAATAATAGCTTCATTTATAGAATCTAATATTGCAATTTCAAAAGCTTCTTTAACATCTTCACTTGCAGCCTGTTGAGCTGCAGTTGCAGTATCTTTAACAAATCCACTAGTAATCCATCCAACTGTTGCAGATACAACCTGTTTACCTTGTTTAACTTCTTTTAATAAAAGATTTTTACTTTCTTCTGATTTCTTTTCAATAGCTGCAGAAATTTCTTTAGCCTTAGCTTGTACACCTGATTGATATGCAGCTTTTGCAGCAGTCCATGCGGTGTCAACCCATTCTTTTAATTTCTCAACTATAAGTTTAATAATAGAAGCAATTTTACCACCTAATTTGATGATAACTTCTTGTGATTTTGATAATGCTTGTTTACCTTTTTCTTTTGCAACCTCTACAGCAGCATCAAATTTAGCTTTCATTTTGCTAATTAGGTTCTCTTCATTCAGATTATCAAAACCTTCATCAAATATACCAAACTCAACTATAAATAGAGCTTCATTCATAATTGGTTTAATTTCTTCGAACTGTTCAAGTACATTAACTATTACTTGTCGTCTAGATTCTACTAATCTTTTATTAGCAATGAACCCTTCATAACTTTTTAATTTCATAACTGTCTTATTTTTAAGTATATTCTATATATTCCTCTAAATATATAATTATAAAAAAGTATGAAATATGAGTACAAGACCATTTGCATATAATCCCAGTGGGAATATATCAGGAACACAACAATTTGGATCATTAACTGTAGGAACACCTACTGATAGTTTTGAGTCCACATCATTAAAATGGTGGAACGGTCCAGAAGAAGATCTAAATTATATTATTGCTCAACCAGATCCAGAAGGTTTGCACATAGGTGCAGATGGTGATACCGCTTATTTAGGTTTCGTAAGATCTTCTATAAAAACAGAAGCTTCATTTCTTTTACTAGTAAATAAAGTATTTGATCAAAGTTTTTTAACAGGCGATACCGCAAAAGTTTGGTTAAACGATAATGGATATTGGACTTCTTGGGGATTAACTCCAAATGAAGAAACCGAATTATTTAATGCGATCATCACTTCAAACAACGAATACATCTCTCTTGACGAAGGCGTATACTTAGCTTATAACATCTAAACAAAAAATAAATTTAACAAAAATGTCATTAACTCCAAAAACAATAGGTCAATTAAATCCAATTGATCAAGTTACAGCTACTACATTATTTTTAGCTGAAAAAAATGGTGCTACAGTTCATGTACCATATTCTGAAATTGCAGGTGTAAACTACACAGAACTAACTTATGCTGAATTAACAGGATTAATATCAGTTGTTGGTTTAGTACCGGGTAACTTCTATATGATAACAGATTTCCAAACATGCTATGATCAACCTAATTTTGACTGGAATGGTAATGCTATCAGTAATGAAAACACATATAAAGTTGGTAATATTGAGTCATTAATGGTTTTGGCTTTAGCTGCAGATAGAATTTCATCAACAACTTATTCACCAGAATATCCTAAAGACAAAATTCAATATGACGTTACTTGGAATCAAACTGAGTTTACTAATAGTGGTGCTAAAGGTAGAATTACAGAAAGAATCGATGAAAGAAATAATAGAGCTGATTATGATTTTAGAAATGTACAATTTATAAGACATGAAGCTTTAATGGCAGATTCTTATTATGAAGGTACTGTTAGTGTTGGAGAACCTTTTTTCGTGTATAATCCTGAAACACAAGAACAATTAATCGGACCTGATGGACCAATAATGCATGCAACAGTAACCGGAACTAATACTAGTTTTACAAATAGTTTCTATGTTGGTGATTATCTTGCTGTTTTTAACACAAATAATATCGGTTGTCATAACTTCTATGAAGTTGTTGGAATTGAAAATGATACAACAATGACTGTTGCTGGTATTTCATATGGTTGGGAATATAACGCTACATATTCTAAAGGTTGGACAAAAGGTCTTAGAAGTCCATTTAAATGTAATGCACCATCTTTGCGTTTCAATTCTGAACAATTTTATACGTTTAATGATAACGATAGTAATAATACTTATTTAGGTGATAATAGAGACTATAATTCTTTTATTTTATCAAATAATGTTTTCTTAGACGGTACATATAATGATAATTATTTTGGTGCTAATGTACAAAATAATACATTTGATGATGATATGGACGGTAACAGAATAGGTCTTTATTTCCAAAATAATATCATGACTGATGATTTTGATAGAAACACCATTGGAAATTATTTTACAAATAACTGGATTGATTGTGATATGGCTAGAAATCAAATTGGTGATGGCTTTGAACATAATACTTTAGCTGATAATGATGGTTATGATTTTAGTAATAATGTTATACGAAATAATTTTAAATATAATTTCGTAACTATGTCAAACGGTGAGTTCATGAAAAATATCATCAATGATGATTTTCAAAGAAACATAATAGACGATACATTTATAGCTAACACTATTGATTTTGATTTCGGTAATAACATTTGCCATGATACGTTTGAAAACAATAGAATTGGAAATGCATTTAGAGAAAATAAAATCACAAACAATTTCGGTGATAATGTAATTGGTAATTATTTTATAGCTAATATATTAGAAGGTGGTGATAATAACACCATCGGTAATAATTTTCAAAATAATACAATTGGATATGATTTTAGATTCAATACAATTGGTCATAATTTTACCAATAACACTATTGCATCAGACTTTGGATTTGGTTATGGTGAATCAAGAGGAAATGTAATTGGTAATTTCTTTACTGGTAATAACATTGGTGAATATTTTTATAGTAATCATATCGCTGATAACTTTAGTACTAATAATATCGGTCATTGGTTTCAAAATAATAAAGTTGATGTTGTTGGTTTATCTGGTGTGAATTTTAAAGAAAAACTTAATTCTATAGCTACAGTTTCAATAAACATAGGAGAATCTACATATACTGATGGTGTTTATAATGTATACCAAACTGCTAACTATTCTGGTAGTGAAGGTACTGGTGCACAATTTACAATTACAGTTTCTGGTGGCTCAATCACTAATATTGAAATAACTAATGGAGGTAACTTATATAATGTTTACAATATAATCGGAATTTCAATGGATCAAATTCCTGGAAGTACGCAAGATCTAAGTTTAGTTGTTAATACTCTTACAGCAATGCCTTTAGTTTATGAAACAATAAATTCTACTATTTTAAGAGGATTTGATACAATTGAAGGTAATGTTCCTATGATTAGTGTATTAAGCATGAGCGCAGGAGGAAATGGAGTTTATATTTCAAAAGACTATAAAGGACCTTTTGTTTTAGATGAAGGTGGAAACAACGGTGGAGGTGGAAACACTGGATCAGGTTCTTGGTACTTCTATACTGCTGAAGGAGCATTCACAGTTGGACCTCCTACATCAGACGGTCAAGCGATATTTACAGATAATAACTCAGGTTCTGGAACTCTTTCAACATTTAATCCAAATAATAATACAGGAATTGACTATCTTAACTTTTGCTTAAAAGACAGCGCAGGTACTGATTATACAACTCAATTCACTGCTTTACAAAATAACGGTGGAACTATATCAGTTACACAAAATGGTAATACAGCAACTTACACTCTTATGTCAAACATGGCGTATGTTAATGCAGGTCCAGGTTTTATAAGTATTAACACTGCTGCAGCAACTCAAACTGTAACAGCAGCTTCATCATTTGTATATGGTGATCCAATATCAATATCTTTTAGTTAATCTAAAACTGATGAAACGAAAAAAGCCGCAAATTGCGGCTTTTTTTATGTAGTCAATGTAAGACTCGAACTTACGACCTCCTCGGTATCAGCGAGGCGCTCTAACCAACTGAGCTAAATGACTATGGTTATCTTGATGAAAATTTTCTTTGTAAGTCCAATGTTTCGAAAAATGGATTTAATCTAACGTATGTACTATTTGATCTTTGAATATCTGTAGCATTTTCACATAAACATGCATCTGCTGGAAATATACCTTTTTTATTTATAAAATTTAAGATTTCTTGGGCACCTTTGGGTGTTATTATATATCCATATGCGCCTCTAAAAGTGCTTCCAGTTACAGACTTATCTCCATAAAATTTACTAATAGGGTGTTTTTTAACTCCACTAGTATAAAGTTTGATAGCATCATTATAAGCTTTAAAGTGTTCATGTTCTGTAACAGCACCTGAATTATTAAAGGGTAAATATGCATCTAAATGACATGCATTTTCTATTAAGTGTAGTATTTCTCTAGGATCTCTAACTAAAACAGCATCTTGTTCAAGAATTAAAAAAGGTTGATCTTGTTTAGAGCACTCGTCCCATAATAAATAATGACTTGCTAAACAACCGATAGTACCATCGGTCCAATCTTCCATATTAACATATGCTGAGGGTTTTGCATTATAAGATTTTAAAACTTCAATGCCTTTTCTGCCTACAACTCCATCAAATAATTCATAGTCGATATCGAATTTGTTCAAAGACTTTATGGTATCTTTTACCATGGTCTCTGAGAATTCATTGCCCTTTAGATAAATTATATGTGTTTTCATTTGTTGTAATATTTATATATGTATCTAATAAAGCTGGCTAGTTAAATGAATAAAATAACAGGATGCTGATTTGCTTTTTCCAATAAAAGTTTTTAAATTTGCTGGAAGCATCCTTTATATTTTAAAAATACGGAATACAGTTTGTTTGAGTAAAAGTCAAAGTTTGTAAATTTGCTGTATGTATTCCAATATGGTCAGGTTTCTGTTTTTGCTTACCAGTGTGTTTACCAATTTCACCACTCCTCAATTTTTCATAGTTAATTTGTTGAGGAGGTAGGACTCGAACCTACAATGTACCGGTTCTGATTGCTTTTTAATTGCTGTAAGAAACCTTTAATATTTTAAAGAACTTTGTTATTTGATAATTATACTTGATCAATTAAAAAAGTTTCATTTTTTGCGGAAGATGAAGGATTCGAACCTTCGGGACCGTGAAGTCCACAACTTTAGCAAAGTTGCACAATAGACCACTCTGACAATCTTCCAATTTTGGGTGATTAATGGGATTCGAACCCATGCTATCAGTACCACAAACTGACGTGCTAACCGCTAACACTATAACCACCATGTATATGTTCATTATTTTCATGTGTTCATTGGCAATGAACATTCATTTATAATGAACACTAGTACCCAGGGAGAGACTCGAACTCTCAAGCTTTCGCCACGGTTTCTAAGACCGCCGTGTCTACCAATTCCACCACCCAGGCATAAAGCCGATCCCGTAGATCGGCAGCTCAACTTAAGGTATCGAGTTTGCGAGAATAAATCTCTGACCAGGACATGTACCCTTTGTGCACCGTCGTACTTTCTACAGGGTTCGAACCTGTGACCTCCTCGGTGTAAACGAGGCGCTCTGAACCAACTGAGCTAAGAAAGCGTGGAGCTTCACTTTACCATAACCTATAGCCATATTGGACTATAACTTTACTCTACGACAGCTTTTAACTGAGAGATCGCAGTATTATGAGTGAAGCATATTCAGTAAACTTCTTTTTGTATCAATAAACCTTATTAGTTTATTGTAACAATTTTTAGTTTATTGTGACCCCGGATGGACTCGAACCATCGGCCCTCGCATTAAAAGTGCGATGCTCTAACCAACTGAGCTACGAAGTCTGGTGGAGGTGATAGCGTTTTTGAAGAACCAGAACCACCCTAAAAACTTTTAAAAAGAGTATAAAATAAACATCTTACCTAAGACCGCGAATCCACGTAAGACTTAACTACACCAAATACTTTATTTGCAACTTAAGTATCTGTCACGTTACTACACTTCCGGTTTATTTTATTGCGGCCAGTATTTTATAACGACAATACAAGAATCGAACTTGCTTCTCCGGCCCCTATAGCCAGCGTGGTCACCACTCCACTAATCGCCGCTAATATTATTACTATTCGCTTTTCTCTTCGTGATTGTAAGAGGACTCGAACCCTGATGATTACTTGATCGATACTTCATCATCTTTAAATTAACCTAGCCTAAAAGGCACCCAATTTACCGGTGGGCTGTGCTTCCCTGCACAAGTACAATCATGTGTTGCGATATCTGGACTCGAACCAGAGTCTATGCCTTATGAGAGCATCGTAAGAAACCAACTCTACCATATCGCAATTTAGTAGCGGGTGGCAGAATCGAACTACCCTTCATTCGGCTTATGAGACCGATAAGTTCACCAGAACTTTAACCCGCAATATATTTGTAGTCAATAAAGGATTCGAACCCTTATTCCTGAGTCCGTAGCTCAGTGTTCTATCCGTTGAACTAATCGACTATTGCATCCCGTTACTCGTGCACGAGCCATGGCATTACGGGATCGATGTTGTTCCATATTCTGTGGACCAGGCTGGACTCGAACCAACGACCTACGCATTATGAGTGCGGTGCTCTAACCAACTGAGCTACAAGTCCATTAATAATAAGTTGTTCCATACCGAACTATTAGGAACTATTAGGGCTTCTCGGACGAGGTGCACAACCCAAATCGGCTATGATATGTTATCTGTTACTTGGCTCCACCACATAGGAATTATTGAACAGGATTCGAACCCACCTAACCTCAACTTGCGCTCATTTCGGTTTTCACAGCATATCAACTTATTATTTGCACAAGTGGAGAGATTCGAACTCCCATCAACGGTTTTGGAGACCGTCATGCTACCATTGCACCACACATGTATATTATAGTGGGAGTGGAGGGATTCGAACCCCCAATGCCGTAAGGCCACAGATTTACAGTCTGCTAAGCAACCGTTGCTCAACACTCCCAAATTTAACTACCACCTGACTCCTTTCGAACTTTGGAGGCTCGTATCATTCAATTTTGGTAGTTAGCTCCCCAGGTAAGACTCGAACTTACGACCCCCTGATTAACAGTCAGGTGCTCTAACCAACTGAGCTACTGAGGAATTTTGCTGATTAATAAGGATTTGAACCTTAATCCTGTGTCCGCCCTCAGTCACTATGTGCTTACTAACTTCTACTGTGCACCATACACCATAATCATTCCGAATGTTTCGAACCATTCAGTCTTAAGATTAATTACTTCTTAAGATTTGTAGCGGGGGCAGGATTCGAACCTGCGACCTTCGGGTTATGAGCCCGCTGAGCTACCTCTGCTCTACCCCGCAATATAGTGTCTTTACATGGGATTCGAACCCATACTCTTCGGGCTCAGTGCCCGCGTTCCAAACCAAGTTAAACTACGTAAAGCAATCAATTAAAATTACAGAAATTAGTGTCGACAAATTTCTTTAAGCTATATGTAATCTTAATCGTTAGGAAGATATTGCTGATCAGGCATCTTCTTTGTAATTATGATTGGATTCGAACCAATTCCAGCTTTACAATAAAGAGTATATTTCAACTCAACCTTTGTGAGGTGCCGCCAACCAATGGCCTCATAATCATTTGGAGCAGAGATAGGATTCGAACCTATAACCTAATCCGGCCTTTTACCGGTTGCACGTCCACTTGTGCTTCAAAGCTCATGTATTTGTGGATAGAAAGGATTCGAACCTTTTGTATTGGCACTGCCTACTTTAACCAGACCTATCCTAGAGCTGCAGCTCTGTTATAACTTATGCATCAACCTCAATGCTTCAACCCTTTGGCTATTACGGGTGTGGACTCGAACCACATTTTTCAGTTACCTATGCTTTTTCAAACTTGGTTTTAGTTGCTTTCCTTGCGCAAGTTCCATAACTAATTTCCAGTATCGCCACGTGGAGGCGTTTGATGGATACCACACGCTTCGTTGGTACTTGCCGTTTCTTAAGTCGACACTTTCCCCGTTGCACGTTTTATTTAAGTGTACTTCCCTACTAGCGTCCTTGAAGCCAACACCTTTAATTCTATGATCGCAATATGTAGCTCTATGAATTAATAACAGTCTTATCTGTGAGCAGATGGAGAGAATCGAACTCTCATCTCCAGATTGGAAGTCTGGAGTAATGACCATTATACGACATCTGCTTATTTGTTATTTCCAACATGTCAAAGAGCTTTTGTTATTAATTATATGTAAATATACACAAAGTTTTTTAATCTGGAAACAGTTTTCGTAATTATTTTTCAAAAGTTACGAACAATTTAAAAGTCGGAAGAGTGGGATTCGAACCCACGTGATCTCGCGTCCAAGGCGAGCTAGATAAACCTGACTCCTATACCTTCCGTAGTTGTTGTCCCTCGAGGATTCGAACCTCGACCGCCTGGATCAAAACCAGGTGTCCTGCCATTAGACCAAAGGACAATATTGTGGAGCAGGTTGGTATCGATCCAACTCCTCTGGATTTTCAGTCCAGCGCAATGACCTCATCTGCCACTGCTCCATCGTTTTCACCAAGATGTCAAAGAACTCTTTGTTCTGAGTTTAGTGTTGGAATCGAACCAACCTTACAGAGTTTGCAATCCTGCGCCTAACCGATCGGCCAACCAAACGTTTTAAAATTTTAAACAAAAAAAAACCAAGCTTTTTGATGGGCTTGGTTTAACTAAATGTTGAAATAATTATACTATCAACTTATAGATAAGACA